ATGTTTTTTATATCTTTGCATTCAGATATGTACACACTAAGAGAAATCATAAGAGATGCTGGTGAACAATATGCCGGAGATATTTGGGAGGGGCATATTGCCTGCCAGTTTGTAGAAGAGAAATTCATCCCCTCTGGTATTGATTATGATGGTTTCTCTGTGTTCTCTTTTTTGTTGGTGTTAAAAGGTTGCATATCTGTTGAATACAAAAAGAAGAAGATAGAAGTAGTAGCAGGTGAGGTACATACTTATGCCCCCGGAATTCCCACAAAAGTAATATCTGTGAGTGATGATTATGAAGCGTGTTTATTACATTGTGATAAACAGTTTATTTATGATACACCAACATTAAATCATGTGGTAAGAGTTGCTTTTTTTCCCGGTTGCCGAATTGAGCTATCCTAAACTAACATTGAGTTCAAAATAAACTTTTGAACTCTCAGAGCTCATGGATATGTTGCGAAAACGTATTCACCGTCCGTCTAAAACACAAAATGAAGCAATTATTGCTATTATGCAACTTATAAGTTTGAATCTGATAGAAATACAAGAACAGCACATTGATATGGTTCCTTATTGTAGTGGTATATTTGCAGCATTTCTACAACTGGTTCATCAACATTATAAGGCACATCATGATTTATTATTTTATGCAGATAAACTTCACATGAGTACTACTTATCTCTCCCGTATAGTGAAAAAGATGAATGGACATACAGTTGTCGATTTTACTCATCAAACTCTTGCCTCTGAGACAGCCATAAAATTAAAGACTATAAATCTAACAATAACCCAATTAGCGGATGAGTTTCATTTCTCGGATCAATCAGCTTTCACAAAGTTTTTTACTCGTATGAAAGGAGTATTTCCAAAAGATTACAGAAAAAATAAATTGAATGATAATATTGACTATCAGTTTGGATTATTGGGAACAATTAGATAAAAGAAAAAATCACTAAGAAACTGATAATTCAATACTTATAGATTTTATTGATACCCAGACCCGCAATTGGAAGATGAAGTTTAATTTTTTTCCATTAAACCACTTGAATATTCAGGTGTTTTTTAGTTTGTTATCTTTGCGTTATGCAAACCAAATCAATGCAAATAGGACGAAAACGAAACTTACTCCGCAGATACCAAGATGTAATGGACGAGTTTAACAAACACGATTGCCGTTATATTCCCATTTCGGTGATTCACAGAGAGTTTATTTACCCTAAATTTCATATCAGCCGCCACACGCTGTATCGCATTTTAAATACACCCATTGAGGAAGAATTGCAAGAAATCAACCGTACACAACCCACACTCTTTGACTTGTAAAAGCAAGTGGCAATAGCCTCCGTTGCCTTTTGTTTATTTACCAGAAAAATATTGCCTACGGATGCTGTCTGCTAAACATTGTGCATCTCTAAATGATAGATGATTTTATACTCCTGCACGCCGTCGTCTCTTTGCACTCTCCCAAAGGAAAAACGGAGCATTTTGGAGGCGTTTTCCAAAGGCGAAAAGCCGTGCAGTTTTTCGTGAATTTTCTCCGCCCATTCAAAGATTGCCCACGCGTTGTCTTTTTGGTTTTGTGGGGCTTTGAGGCTGGTATTGGTTAGCTTTACATTAGCAAGGGTAAACTCCACCGAAAGGCTGACATTCTGTCTGTCTTTGGGCTTTTTACTAAAATCTTTCCCCATATTGGAATAATCCGCCTGTGCTATATCTATAAGGCAGCACGGCCATTGTACAGGCATATTGGGCGAATAGTAGTCTAACTGCCCCCAGTTTTCATCAATATATTTTAGTTCGGTAACTTCTGAAAGGCGGGCTTGTAAGTTTTCTAAAAGTGTTTTCATTTTTTAAAAGGTTTTATTTCTAATTCTTTGAGGTTTTTATTTACAATTTCCCTAATGGTGTTATCAATTTGCGGGTGATGCCCAATGAATTGGCGTGGTTCTATTTTCATTTTAGAGCCTACTTTTTTAAGCGCAAGGGCTTTCCATTGTTCGGCTTCAAGTCTTAATTTTTTATTTCGTTGGGAGTAGGAAACCTTACCTGTTTTTGTGGTTTTGATAGCCCCAGAACTCTCGTAATATTTTGCCCAAAAAAAGCGTTTCATTTTCTCGGTAACGATGATTTCTCCGCCGTTGTTAAGCATCTCTGCGTAAGGCATTGCACTGGTGAAAACAATGCCTTTGGGGGTGAGCTTTGAACTGATAGAGCGGCGGAGTTTCCCTGTTCGTATCATTACAGAGCCACGGCGGTTGATGAGCTTAGGCTGTTTCCATTTCTTATCAAAAAAGGCTTTGCGCTCAAAGTTTCTATCAAACTCCTCGCTGATCTTTACCTTTATATCCGTGAGTGTGGTTTTTAAAAAGTCTTCGGGTTTCATAGTTTATATTTATTTTTTTGTAACTTTGTGCTCTAAAAACATTTAGTATTATGACACTGCAAGAGTATCGTAAAGCGGTAGAAGAACTAAAAGCTCCTCAAGAATTAGATGCGTTTGATAGAGCCAAGTGGTATACTGCAGAAATTGAAAAGCTACAATCTGAACTATCTTCTGAAGACTTAAAGCAAGTTTTGGAAGAAGAACGCCGTTGGGCTGATAAAATGCAATCTACCGTAAGTTAAATTTGTGTCATTTTTATCAAATATTCATCATTTCCTTTATCTATTACATCTGTAACCTTAAACTCTTGACCTGCTTTAAATAATGCTTCTTTTTCCGAACCAAATCGCGAAAGTTTTTCAATAATGGCGATATTTTTAGCTTCTATTTCAAAAATAACATTTCCATTAAATTTTGATTTTTCATCATAGGAAGTAGATAAATGTGCTTTCTCTATGATAGTCTCCCCTGTTTCAAAGGCTTTTTTATAGCTCTCCAAAACATCTAAATTATTCTTTCTTTTACTAAATTCCACGCCTCGATACACCTTACCTGTAAATCGGTCGGGGATTTCGTCTAAGGCTTTATTTATGGTGCGGGTAATGGCGTGGTAAAAGTCTTTCCTCTCGGGGCTTCCTTGCCCTATCTTTCTGTTAAACTTATTCAGTTCATCATAAAAAGAGGTAGTATACATCCTTACCGAAGCCCGCTTTTCAATATCTATTTTAGGAAAAACCTCCATATAACGCTTTTTAATATCGGAGAGGATTATTTTAAAACCAGTGTCTTCGTGCAGTAGTATTTCATAATCCTTTTTCAATAAGTCCTCCACTGCCTTTTTAGCTTCTTTGGCTCCAACTACCTTGGTATAGCTATTTTCAGGCGGAAAAATCTTTTTATTTTTTCCTGCATTGAAACGGAACATTGCCAGTTTATTTTTGCCATTTTTGCCTATTTGGGTAGTGGCTTTTTCTCCCATTTCTTGTGCCTTTTGGCTATCGGTAAGCGTTTTTTCTCTTGCTAAAACTTCTACGGCTACACAACGGCATCGCCAGCCATTGGGTGGGTAGAAACTATCCCAAAAAGGGTCGGTTTTAGGCAAGCATACCCCACGCAAGGCATCGTGTGAGGCTCTTACGCGTTCATCGCCGGCGGTGCGGTATTCTAACCAATAACGCTCGGTGTCGTTTTCTAAATTTGCCCATTGGCTGGCACTTATAGCACTATGCGCGGCAAATTCATACTCTGCCTCCAAATAATGGTGGTTGTATTTTTCATTGAGTTTTAAAACTTTTTGTTCAAAATCGTGGTAAGCCCTTAAATTGCCCTGTTCATCTTTGAGGTAAGAGCGTGCCTCTGTTAGCTGGGCGTGGGTTTTTAATCCAGAGAAAACAAACACATCCTGCTCCAGATATTGGCGCATTTCGGCAGGAGTTTCATAGGGGATTTGTTCGCTTAAAATCTCCGCCGTTTTATTAATTAAGCCTTTATATTCGGTAATCTGTGCCAAATCCTCTGGGTGGTAACCTTGCTTTTCGTAAAGCGTTTTAAAAGCCTTTTCAGCATAGTTTAAAACCTGTTTAAACTTGCCCATAGCATGGGCGGGCTTTTTATTTAAATTAAGGTGTTCCCTTTGCGCTTGGCAAGAGGGGCAATCGCAGGGCTGGTATTGCTCCTCTAAACTTTGGTGCAGGGCTGAAAAATAGCGTTGAGTATTTTCAGCCCTTAGTCGAAAAAATCTAAGGCTAAATTTTGTCCTGTGTTCGGTGCTACCCGCTCACCGGAGACTTCCACACCAAATTTTTCTTTTATCCAATCATCTGGAATATTTTTATAGGGCAAAAGTTTAATGGTTCTGTCGAAAAGCTCCGCCAAATCATCTACTTGGTCAAAGGCAAAGGTTAGCCCCTCTTCCAAGTAGCCAATGCGTGCAAGTGCGGGCAAAACACTATCGTTCATATAAAACTCTACCATCGTTTGGTCGGCATTGATAAGCTCCTGCAACATTTCCTGCGAGCTCTGCTCCTTGCCCTTGCTTCCAAATTTTGTATCTTGCCCAATGATAGCCCCAGAAATCAAAAGTGAAATATTATCACGGCAGAGCTTAATGAGTCCGTTATAGACTTCGCCACTGGCGGGTGTGCCGGTATTGGCGAACTCAAATTTTTCGGTGTCGTCAATGATAAACCACGCGGCGGCACCCATATCCATCATCATTTTTTCGGCACGTTTCAAGGCATACGGGTCCTGCGTATTGGTGTGCATCACGCGCGGTGGAATGCCGTAAATCTCGCACAGTTCCGACCAGCAGGATTGGGCGAAACGAGAGAATAAAATATGTGGCACAGCCTTGTTTAAAAGCCCCAGCGGTTCACTGCCAGAAAACTCCAACAGCCAAGTGCCAAACTCGGGCGTCTCGCGGTATTTTATCGCTCTATCGTCGGTGTAGTCTTTGACAAGCTCGCCCTTTTGGGGAATTACATTTTGGCGTGGAATAAGTGCCATTTCCAGCGGAGCTTCAAGGTTGAGGCTTTCGGTATTATAGGCAAATTCAATGAGAGAATGCCCGTAAAACTCCGCATCCAAAATTGCCGAAATAATATCGCTGGAGAGTTTAGATTTCTGGAATTTATCCGTAAGCTCCTCGTGGGTGTCGCCGTTTTGTTTTTTGAGTGAAAAGTTAGCCGAAAGGGTTTTGCGCTTGCGGTTTTGCAGTTGCGAATAAGCGTGCGCATCAAGCATCATTTCTTGCATTAAATTGTAGAATGGAAACATTTTAGGGCGTTCTACATTAGAGGCTTGTGCTTGTGCTTGTTTCCATATTTGTACATCAATGCGCGTTTGTGCCATAGCCTTTGGCTCAATGGTTTTAAAATAGCGTGCAGGGTTATTTTTGCTTCGTTTTGTAGCTTTGTTATTTGTTTTTTTCATTGTATTTGCCTTTGATTTGTATTCCTTTTTCGGTGATGGCCAATTGCTCCAAATGAAAGCCGTCAGCTTCCATTTGTACGCGTATATGGCGGTCAAGCATTCGGTCTATTTTGCCGTGCTTTGCCTTTTGAATATCCGAGCCAGTGAGGGGCGATTCTTTGTACTCTCCTTGTGCGGCGATAAGCAAGTGCTCTATGTGTCGCTCGGAGCTTTCAGAAACGGCTAAATCCCCCTTTTTAAACACCAAATCGTACTCATCAGTGAGTTGTATATCATTCATTTTTCATTTTATTTATAGGGTCAAAACTATGGTTGAATTTAGGTCGAGAGCCATATACAAAAACGATTTTTTCTGTGCCGTCTGGGTTTTGGTTTTCATCATCAGAAAGCACGGGCAAGTCTGGTAAATTTACCTCTCCTTTGGCGAGTTGTTTAAGCCATTGGGTGGCGCGGTCATAGCGTTCTTTGGCTCGCTCGTGAAGAATATCCGCATTACATAAATCAATAATATTCCACTTGGCAATATTGATAGCGCAGTTTAAAAGCATCGCGTTACGCTCATCGCCTTGTGCGGAAAAGATTTTATCTATATCATAACGCAAGCGCCCGTCCAGATACTCGCGTTTGTTGTTGCCTTGCAAGTAACTTTTTAGCTCTTGCTCTGCGGCTGCCATAGCCTGTAAAACAATGCTATCGTCTCCCTCTGTGATTTGCTCTACTTGATAGCCGTAAATGTTGTTTTTTAAATCTTCTTTTTGTAGAAACATAGTTTTCAATATTTATTATTTACTCTTGCGCCAAATCGGTAGGTGCTTTTATTTCTTCGTGTACGCGTGCTTAGGTAGTTAAAGGCACCATGCACAGCATCGGGCCCGTCATCGTGAGCCCCACTTCCTTTCTCAAAAGCAAGGAACTGGTCAATGAGTGTTTGCATATCGGGGTCTTCTTTTAAGTTGGCGTTAAAAAACACATTCTTACGCTCAAAATACCCCGACAAACTTTCTATCCTATCAAACTTATCCGTTTTGGGGCGCTTATCGGCTACCACTGGAATATAATAACCACGCTTTTCGCCCTCTCGGTCAAAGTCCGAAACAAAATCGTCCATTGCAAAAAGCCCCTCAATGAGATAGCGGATATTAAATTTTTCTAAATGGTTCTCCTCGTAGGTATTATAAAGCCATTCGGCGCAATGGGCACGGCTTTTTTGCTGCATATAGGCGGTGATGATATGATATTCCTTGCCGGTGATACCTACCAAAACCAGCGCTTTGTAATCAGCGTTGGCCTTATAGGAAAGGGCGCCATAAAAGCACAGCGCATCGTATTTTTTAAGCGGTAGGGCGGGTTTATACAAAATATTTTCGTGCTTGAATATCGCACCGTCTTCAATGTGGGTGTGCATATATTCACGCATAAAAGAACGGCGCGGTGTTTTTTCGTACTTTTTGCGCCAATAATCAGCACTGGTTTTCTCCGGCCATTCGGGTTCAAAGTTGATTAAATCCTTGACGGCACAAACGCTTAAAACTTCAAAATGCAGGGCGCTTTTTTCCTTTTTATCTTCCCCTGCAATTACTTGTTTGAAATAGCTTTTTAAGCGGTTGGTAATGGAGTTTTTATGAAAGTTGTTATTGGCAAAAACAAAACGCTCGGTAGCGTCTTCGTCGGTGTCAAAACAGCCCCAAATATCCTCTGTAATATAGTCCACTGCTTCGCGCATAATGCGGTCGTTGTGGATGGATTTTTTACTATCCACATCATCAACGACAATGTAATCGGGGCGTTCGGCTTGCTCTCTGGCACCTCGTGGGTTTTGCCCAAAGCCAAGCGACATAAATCGCACGCCGTCGGAAGTCGCAAAGTCGCCATCCGCCCAATTCCCAGCAGAATAACGCTGCCCGTAATCGTTTTTAATACGATTATTAAACTGCAATTGCGCCTGTATAGAAGAAAGCAGCCTTTTTGCCTTAGGCTCGGTCTCGCCCACTAAAAGCATAAACTTTAAATCATTTTTAGCCAAATACAAATACAAGGGAATACCCATATCAATATGCACGGATTTACCGGCAGAGCGATACATTTCTGCCAGTAATCTTAAACGCTTGTGTTTCACAATTTGCCTCGCCAGCTTGGCGTGGAACCACGCGGAGGGTTTTTTGGCATAGTTGGGAAAATAATAAGCAAACCAGCGGAGATAATCCGCCTCTAAATGCCTTATACGCTCGGTTTTTTCTTTGGAGGTTTCACCTACTTTAACCGAAGTTGCTTGTGCAATACGCTGGCAATGCTTGTCGTAATCCTGTAAAAGTTTTAAATATTTGTTATTGCCCATTACTTATCTATGTTGTTGATTTTTAATTGTAAAAAAAGTTTATGATACTTGGTGCACTCTTTGGCAAACTGCGGGTCTTGCTCCGCAATGAAATAATCCAGTTCCTTTAAAATTTTATGAATGACAATGGGGTCGGCTTGTTTGTTGAGTCTATCAATGGCCGCCATGAGTTTATTCACAGCATCAGCGTTAAAGGTTGCGGGTTCGCCATTGGCCACACGAAGTGCCTCTTGCTGGAGCTTTTGTTTTATAGCAGTTGGCGATGCGTGGAAATTGAGGCGTTTTTGTTCCCAGTTGTCCGCCTTTGCCCAGTTGCCGATGGTTTTTTCGGTTACCTTAAAATGTCCGGCCACTTCTTTTAAAGTGATTTCTAAATTCTCAATATAAAATTCCTCTGCCTTGAGGCGTGTTTGAGTCTTTGCCATTGTCTTTTTATGGGCAAAATTCTAATAGAAATATCTTGAAAAAAAAGAATTGTATCGTCATGCGACAACATTGTAGAATGTTGATACAAACCTGTCAAATAGTCAAACAACTATTTTTATATCAGTCTTTTACATTCCAAATTTGCACCGTAAAACAGAGCGGACAACCTCCGTGTTCAATCAAAATTAAAACAACGAAAATGCCACGATTTATATTAAACGATGAAACAAAGGCCAACTCGTACGGCTTTAAAATAAAAACTGATGGTATCAATTTGGAGCGTTTTGCTCAAAATCCTGTAATGCTCGACGGGCATAATCCGTCCAATCTTTCCGTAATAGGTAAATGGAAAGATATTCAGACAGAAGAGGGCAAACTCTCTGCCGATACCGATTTTGATACAGAGGACCAAAACGCCGCCTTAATTGCAGGCAAAGTAGAGCGTGGAGTTATCAAAGGGGCAAGTATGGGTATTGCCTTTAAGCGTCAGGATTTACATTATGAAAATGGCGAGCTAATCCTCTCCGCTTGCGAGCTTTTAGAGGCAAGTATCGTTTCCATTCCCAGCAATGCCAATGCTTTGCGCTTATATGTAGACAACAAACTTTTAACAGGCGATGAAGTGCAGAACCTGTGCCTATCTATTGAAAATAACGAAAATTTTAAACCAGAACATATGAAAAAAGTACAATTAAGCACAGCTGCATTGCTCATCTTAGGATTTGCAACAGCGCAGGAATTAGATGCCGAACAAATCAATGAGGCATTGCTGAGCTTGGATAAGCAAAAGAAAGATTTAGAACAAAAACTCCAGCTTTCAGAGGAAAAAGTACAAGCCTATGAAAAAAAGGCAAAAGAAGAAAAAGACAAAGCCATTACCGAGATGGTATCGCTTGCTGTGAAACAAGGCAAAATCACCGCCGACAAACAGCAATCGTTCATTGACTTAGCTCATCAGAATTTTGATTTAGCCAAATCAGCGCTTGAGGCTATTCCAGCGAAACAAAACTTTTCGCCCGATGTGAAAACTCCAAGCGGAGTGGTCCAAACCATGGAAGAGTTTCAAAAATTGAGTTTGACGGAGCAATTGGCGTTTAAACAATCGAATCCAGAGGGTTATAAAGCCATTTTAAAATCACTTTAAACAATAATTAAAAACCAATAAAAAAAATAGAATTATGCCAAAGAATTTTCCAGAGATATGGGAGGGACGAGTAAGACAAACCCTCGAAAAAGGAGCCAACGCCGATTTCCTTGACGGTGTAGCAGAACTTGACGGCGATGTTACCCAAATGGGTGAAAAAAACATTATCCATGTACCCACCACACAATTTGCACCGGAGGTGTTGATTAACAACAACACTTATCCGCTTCCCGTGCAAGAGTACGATGATGACGAAGTAGTTATCAACTTGGATAAATACCAAACCAAACCCGCCAAACTCACCGACGACCAAATTCAAGGGGCGAGCTACGAGCGTATTGATGCCATTACCAAAGCACAAACCAACTCCATTGGAGCAAGGAAAATGAAAAAAGCCCTACACTCCATCGCACCACAACAAGACGAGCCTACCAAAGGGAATATCGTGTTAGATATTGCCGATGCTTCTGTGGGGTGTACTTATGAGGATTTGGTAAACCTCAAAGACAAATGCGATGCTGCCGAGTGGCCAGAAGAGGGACGCCGTTTAGTGCTTTGCAACAAGCACTGGAACGCCCTTTTAAAGGACCGCAAAAACTTCGGTGACCAGCTTATCAATTACAAAACAGGAGAAGTTTCTCCGGTCATTGCAGGCTTTGAGATTAAAAAATACATTGCCTCACCACACTATAAAGCCGATAAGACTAAAAAAGCCTTTGGCGAAGTAGCTGGCAGTGGCGACAAACCTGCATCGGTAGCCTTTGTATTGGAGAATACTGCCAAGAAAACCGGTATCACTAAACAATATTTTAGTGAGGCAGGGAAAGATCCGGAGAACCAAGCCAATTTACTCAGTTATCGTCATTATTTTATCGCTACTCCTGTGGAAGATAAATGGCGTGCGGCTTTAATCTAAAAAGGATGTAAGGGCTAAGCCTATTTAGCCCTTTTTCTTTAATTATCAATTATTTAAAAACAATCAAATGGAACCTATATTTAAAGAAAACCCACAGCTTGATGTAGTGTATAAGACTTCCGACGGAAAATATTTTTATACAGAAAACGACGCTAAAAACTACGCCTCAAATTTAGAGGATAAAAAGGTTAAAAAATTAGTGCGTGGCGAGGATAAATCCGAAAAAGTAGAGGAGACAGCAACCGAAGATGTTGCAGAACCTAATAAAAAACAAACCAAAACGAAAAAATAAATGAACGGCGTTAAATTTATCAGAGAAAACGGCGGGCTGGGCAGAACCCTTGCCAGTGAGGACGCTACCTCCGGACTTATCGTGTACGGCGAAACAGCCGTGGAAAAAGCCCTTATTTTATCGGTGGAAGAATTGGAAGCACTGGGGGTTTCCGCCACTTCGCACCCTGTTTTGCACTATCAAGTGAGCGAGTTTTTTCGCATCAATTTAGGGGCAAAACTTTATGTGCAAGCGGTAGCAACTTCCGACCAGAACTACACCGAAGTAAAAGTATTACAGAATTTCGCACAAGGGAAAATTAGGCAATTGGCCGTTTGTGATTTTAAAACGGCAAGCTCCAATCTGCAAACTTGCGTCAAGAAATTACAAGCCATAGCCCAAGAACTTAGCCAGCGTATTACGCCACTTTCTATTCTTTTTTCCTTGAAAATTCAAACTTCGGAGATGACCTCTCTTCCAGATTTGCACGCAATGGAAAGCGACAAGGTAAGCGTTATCATTGGGCAAGACGGTGCAGGGCGTGGAAACTTTTTGCACCAAACCAACCCCTCCCTCTCGTGCATTGGGACAATTTTGGGCGCGTTATCCAAAGCCCAAGTCCACGAAAGCGTGGCCTATGTAGAGCGTCAGAATTTAGTAACTACCACTTACGACAAAGCCTTAACGGGTGATGAGTGGAAAGCTTTGGAATTGGATGTGCCCGCCTTTTGTGATGGCTCCAAGCTCGGCGATTACACACCCCAGCAATTGGAAGCACTAACGAAAATTAGCAAGACCAACGAAATGAAAGCCGTGCAGTCTGCCTATGCCAATTACATTGTAAAAGCCGACGAGGAAATAGAGCTACGAGATATGCTCAAAGCCAAAGCGGTGGAAGCGCTCATGGCGCGAATGCAGAAAACCACTGCCGAAGCAAAAAACTTGTAAGCGAGCTCTGTGGCTCGCAATATACGGAAAGAGAGAAGTGGAAAGCCGATGCGTTGATTAGGGCTAATTTTGGGATAAACCCAGAGAGCCTGCAAGTAAGTGAGTGGAATAAATTATATGCCCAAGCTCAATGGTTGGAACATTGGCGCTTGCAGAACCAAGCCGAAATGTTTTTAAAACTCTTCGGGAGTTAGTCTTTTTTCTTGAAATGCAAGTAAGCCGAAGCTAAATCATACCAATTCTCATCGTTATTTGTATCGTCAGAAAAACAATGTTTGGTAACGAAACGAGTGAAAACATTAGCTATCAAAATGACCATTGCGACAAAGGTAATTCCTCCTATTATAGCTGGAAAGACAAATAAGAGAATTAAATAAACAGCTATAAGAAAAATATATTTTTTCATACCTAAAATGCTTTCCGCAAAGATAAGAAAAATTAAATATAAACAATGAAAAGAATAGAATTTAAAACAGCACCCTTACCATTTTAAGGACAAAAGAGAAATTTTGTGAAACATTTTAGAGAGGCTTTGAAAGATTTTCCAAGCGATGCCACTTATGCCAGCGATAAATATTGGAAGCTCACGGATTATTTGGAAGTGTTGGAAATGCTACAAGGTTCAAGTTTTATTATTTTACAAGCAATAAGTCACATATCGTGGAGCTTTGTGAGTGGCTGGAGACACGCATAGCAAGCAATGTTAATCCTTTCCATAGGGCAAATTGTACAAATGACAGGCAATCCTACCGAATGTGAAAATAAGCAAAAGTACACAGATATTATGTATTGTAAAAAAATAGCAGAAAGTTTGAACTAAATGTGTAAAAAAATTACAACCATACCTCTAAAAAACTGCACATTTCGTTTTGCGAATTATACACGAAAACAGAAATACAAATTTTCATCTCTATTTATTATACGTAAATTTGCATAACTTCTGTACTCAAAGTATAGTGACAACAAGGTTTTCTAATAATTAATGGGCTATTTTGTTACATCGTCATACCTCAGAATGAAACATTTTTATTTTGGTTATGTTTAATAAATATACAAAAATTATTTTCTACGATCAAGTAAAATTTTTAATACATACCAATACAATAGCATCACCGAAGAAAATAACTGTAAAGACGCCCCTACATACTGACCACTAGTGAATGTATATTTCAATTTTTGTGTTTGATAAAGAATAGAACCTCCGGCTAAAAGTATCATAAATACAGAAAACCACAAGCCTAAATTAAACCCAAATAAAGCCCCTGCTACAATAACTCCCAAAGCAACAAAACCACCAATAACAAGAATATTCCTTAAAAAGGAAAAATCTGCTTTAGAAGTAAATGCCACACCTGTAAGGCCTACAAAAAGAGCTAAAGTAATTATTGCCGCTTGATAAATAACAGAAGTATCTGAGTATGTCATGGCAATATACATCATTGGCAAAAAGATGATAGCCTCTAAAAAGACATAAAATAAGAGACCTAAATACTGTACTGAACGATTCACCGAAAAAGTACATCGATCTGCTAATAAAGAGCCTAACCAAAAAGCCCCTATCAAAAACAACCAAATAAACTTACCCTGAAACATTGCTAATATCATTTGATCAGGGACAATATTCAATAAGAAAGATTCTACCCCTATGAAAGCAAGAATAGCCAAAGCTAAATGAAAATAAACTTTTCTATAGAAAATACCTTTTTCAATATCATTACAAGCTACTACTAAATTATTTGAATAATCCAT